ATAACAGATTGATCGTGTCGATGTTCATGCCAATTCCCTTGATAAGCATTTGTATGAGCGAATCCTAAGTATTCATTGAATGTATCTGTGCCTATCTTTGTATTGAAATTAAACCCCATAGCACAAGCCATGACCATCTTATAGTTCTCAGCATCCTTTCTATGCATTCCAAAATGTGCTAAACATTCATTATGAGTAAATGAAGCAATGGAGAAGCCGATGTTATCGAATAGCATTACACCATTATCTTTGATGTATTGGAATACTTCACTTGGATTCTTTGTTAAGTAAATAGCTGAATCAAGCCATAAGATAAGATTATATCCTTGCTCCCTTGCTTTCTGTATTGAGTAAGGTTTGAATGCATAAGGATACTCAGAATGTGACTTACAATTGATTTCTGAATAGTTAGTGTAATGAATGAAATCGATACCATAAGGTTTCACGCTTTCTCTCATTCTATGTGCTAACTTGTTATATCGTTCAGTATTGCTAAATGTAACTACACACATCCTGGTAGCTTTACTTGCTATATTATTTACAGATGAATAGTTATAGATTTGCCATATTAAATGTACTTTAATCTCAGACTGCGGATTCATCTGCTTAGTCCAGTCAAAGTCCTCTCCATTGTTTAAAGGTTTGAATCTTGCTTTCTTTGTCAGTTCTCTATTCCATACAGACATAACTGAAGGATACCTTTTTGTAATTCCATCATTAAGCTGTTCTGATTCATGATAGATAGACTGATCAATAATATGTCCAACACCATCGATATAAGCTAACACATCTGCATTTATAACATCTACATCATGATCAAGCAAAGGATATAACGATTCGATAAAGTTATCCAGTACATCATCATCATCATCGACAAACATGATATACTTACCGGAAGCAACATCGATTAATGCCTGTCTTTTTTCTCCTACAGTTAATCCATTAGGTTCATCATAACGAGGAGCATTGTTGTATAACACCTCAACCCCATCATAATCGATTACAAGTGATACAATGCGATTAAACAACAGATTAAACTTCTCTTGTCTTTCTTTAACTGTAGCTATTAGTATACTTAACTTCATCGTGCCATTATTAGGTTCTCAGCATTAACATGAACTACCTTAAAGCCATTGAACTTGTTAATGTAATCAATGTACTTCTGTGTCTCTTTGCCATTGGTTTCTATGCAGATCATTGAACATTGAACTCTATCTAAGTCTATCTGAGTAAGAATCTCATAGTCGATACCTTCACAATCAATAGAAATAAAATCGTAGTATCTAAATGGACTTGTAAGCATAAAATGTTCAAAGGTTATAACTTCACATTCTACAGTCTTGAATGTATAAGTACCATCCCATCTACCCATCTCGCTATCGATTAAGGTAGAGTAATAAGTATCGTTTGCATTCAGATCAAATGTTCCGTTTAAAGTTCCCATCGCTAACTCATAACAATAGACATACTTGTAATCTAAACAGTTATTTGCAAGTCTTTCGAATACATTAGGATTAGGTTCGAAGCATACTCCCTGCCAACCTTTCTCCATCAATGCTCTTGTGTTGGATAGGTCTTTACCATCATACGCTCCTAAATCCAGGAATATACCTGTCCTATCTTTAAAGTGATTAAGGATGTATAGTTCTTCTTGATTCTGAGAGTACATGGTTATTTATTTTGTATAAATTTATAATGATAAATCGGTGTTTTTATTCGCTGCTCTGTCTTTAATACTTTCGCATCGTGTATTCTCTTTGCCCATTCGTAATCCTCACCGATAGTTATCGGTAAGAACTTAAAGTCTTTAATCAGTTCTTTTTTCATTGGTGCAAGGTGATTAGGGAATCTTTCATAAATTAATTTGCCATCAACTACTTTTGATCCATAGTTAAAGTTTAATCCCATATCCCAATGAACTAAGCTATGACCATTGGTAGTTATGTACCCATTGATAGGAATCACATCAGGATCATTGTCAATCGCACACATGATTAAAAATATATAGGATTCCAAAGGTTCATCATCATCATCAAAGAATACAACATACTTACCCTTTGCTTTTTCTATTAGTCTATTCCTTTTTTCTCCTGTTGGTGTTTCTCTGTTATCTGTATCGATAACTATCTCAATGTCTTTAAATGCATTGCAATCTACTATCTGTCTATTGAGTAGATTAACAGTCTTGAGTAGTGTAGCTTCTCTTGACTGTAATGTCGGGATAAGGATTGATAGTTTATAGTCCAAAGTTCTTTCTTTTACGTTTGTTAAATGTCAATTCATCTGCTATCCACAATACTCTATCCTCTGTCTTAATACTTAATGCATCTTGAGGTGCTAACCCCCATGCAGGATGAAGATGTCTAAATAGTTTAAGGTTATCACCCATGTACTTGTAACATCCTAACTGCTTCGCTACAATGTCATTCTCAACATCGCACCATAAAGATATGTATTCGGGATGATAAATGTACTTAAATCTGTTATAATATTCTCTTCCTACGATGTGCATTGTACATACATTGTCTTTCTGATTACCATCGTTAAAGTGAATGTACTGATTCAGGTCTTTGTAAAATTCAGCACGAATAATATCATCGAATCCCTTCTTAGTGAAGATCATATCATCAGACATATTAATAAGAATATCAAAGTCATAATCGAACTGATTAATGTCTCTGTTGATAGCATCAATCTTATTCTTACTGTTACCCACTACAAAGGTATGGTTACCATCTAACACCGGAAGAGGATACATACTTTGGTCATCTTTATCAACTGAGATCAGTACATGATAATCCTCTCTGTTAGCTATTTTATCCAATATAGAATCATACCCTCTAAGAAAGTTAGATCGTCTTGATCTCGAAGTATATTTCAATAGAATCTTCATAATGGCAAAAATACACTTTTAATAGGTTCATTGAAGAATTTATCCCAATTATTTTTTATGTGTTGATTCCTCTCTAAAATAGAGATTGAAGAACTATGGAATAAGTAATCTGAATAATCCTTTGAATAGATATAGTTATCAGTACCATTCAGCATGGGATAGGCATGACGTTCTCCTAAAATTCGTATTGAATAATCTGCATGTTCAAAGCCGAAATGCATGAATTTTTCATCAAATGCACCTACCCTATCTAATGCATCCTTCCTGATATACATGAATACACCACCACATTCATGATAGTAACTGCAATGTCCATCCGTAGATAACTGCACATGATTCTTATTTAGATATAATAAATGCTCTTTGTTTGCATTAATAAAGAACTCAATCCATCCATCCTTAATCGGATAGCAGTCATCATCGAATAGGAAGATATGGTCACAATTCTTTAAAGATCTGAGACATTCATTCTTTCTAAATGCTACACCTCTACGATCTTCATCGGTATCTGTTGCTACATAAAACTTTACATTATCTGTAAAGGTATGTTTATAGATATGCTGTAAACACTCCTTTAAACACTCAGGTCGATTGTAAGTAGTTATCCCTATTCCTATGCTAACCATCTATCAAATATCTGTTTACGTTCTACATTCACTATCTTAATGTCATACCTTGCCGATACATACTCAAATAGCTTCTCTTTTAAATCTTCTACTTTATTCGGATTCTTTACCAGGTACTTAATGTTATCCTTCCATTTCTTATCGGCAGATACTAATACATTGTGCAGAGTAATATCATCACGATAAGGTATAACATTGGAGACTATCACCGCTTTCTTCTTAAATCCTGCTTCGATTAGTTTAAGCTGCGATTTGTTCCGGTTAAATTCTGTGCTGATCAATGGAACTAATGCCACATCAATAGAATCGTATAGCTTACCATAATCTAAGATCGGCATTCCATTTAGTCTCATGTATGGTTCATCCATATCTTTGAACTCTAATACTCGATTCGACATAAGTAACTCTCTATAGTTCAAGTTCAATAAATGATACCCTCCAGTAAAGCACTGCTCAATATACTTGTAATATGGATTCGGTGTTATCTCACCCTTCGCATCCTGGTTGAAGTTATAACCTGCTGTCAATAGCTGCCATTTATTCCTAATCGTTTCATCTTTATACAGCTTCATAAGTTCAGGATACAACATCTCTACATCAGCAACATGATGAACTCCTGCTACATATCCGAATCTCATTCTGTTATGTGTTGTCTCTATCGGATTCGGTTGCCATTGTTCCTCATCAGTATTAATGGCATTCGCTAATACATACACATTCTGATTGTACTCTCTTATTCTACTTGCTAAGTAGTTAGTAGTAGTAGTAATAAAGTCAGCATCCTTTAATGCTTGTATAGTATTTTCACCATATCCATTATTCTTATACTGAAGATAGAGACTGTGATTCTTTGGTAGTACCCAATAGTCATCAATGTCAAAATGTACTTTTAATCCTAATCGTTTGTACCTGGTCACATCAGACTTGATCTCTCGCAGGAAGGATATACATTTAAACTTCTTTAAATAGTCATCTGTTAGTTCAGATTCATTATAGGTAAATTCTACATCAATCCCTAATGATGCAAAAGGAACTATCTGTCTGTGGTATTGCAGACCTGTTATTCTGCTACTTGTTACAACTAATATCATATTGTGTTTTTATTTTTTCTGTTATATTTTTAACCATGTACTGGACTGTCTTAAACGATATACCCACCAATGATCCCACCTTCCTATAAGTACCATGCTCAACGTACAGTTCAAGCAATCTGAACTCTGTCGGAAATCTCTTCTGTGCTATCTTCTTTTCTATCTTATTCATCAGTAATACTACATCTGAATGTATCTGATCAATGTTATCATCTTCGTATACTTCTCCTTTTGTTGTTGTTTCGCAGCTTCTATATTTCTTGTAGAAAGCCATGTGAGGTTGAGTATATTGGTAGTACATTATCTTATAACAGTATATCTCTAATGTCTTTTTATTATAAAGATTAACCAGGTATTCAATATCCATCTCAGCAACGATAATCAACAGTTCAGATAAGAGGTCATTATATAGGTCATCTCCTTTGGTAATGCGGATTGCAGATGACTTGACAGCTTTAGAATTGTAGATAAACAGAAGTATATCGTTTCTTTTCACATTCAAAGATACCTAATAAAATAAGAAAAAACAGATATCTGCTATATATTCCAAATTATTTTGCATTTTTTCTCGCTGATTATCAGTCAGTTATAATTATTTTTATACACTTATGTCGGGCGAATGTAAATAAGATATACATTTGTCCTATCAAAATCAAACAAATAATTTAAAACCCTAAACAAATGAAAGTATTAGATTTAATTCGCTACATCGCACAACATCCAGAATACAAAAATATTGTGATTAAGGATGAAGAAGACATGACACCATTAAATGCCATTAATTACTTGGCAAGTATTGATTTATCACATTATGATAGTATGTCTTTCCATATCTGTGGAACTTTAGAAAAAGATACATTACTTATTTGGTAGAAATATAAATTTATAAATATAAATATGAAAAAAGCTATTAGTTTATTAGAAAAAGAAATTGAACGCAAAAAAGAAGAGCATTATAGGTGTAATAAAAGTGGAGGAGGTGTTATGGCAAATGAATATAGTGAAGAACGAAAATATAAAATTAAAATATATGAAGAAGTTTTAGAACTATTGAAGAAATCATCTAATCAAACAAACAAACTATGATACTAATACAATCCACCACACATCCTGACCACAGATTCATAAGTTACTCTGCATGGATGAAATACATTAAAAACAGAAATAATCAATCATTAACCAAAACAATCAAAAACTATGACAAAAACAGAAACACAAATCAAAATTAACGAGCTGATCACACTACTTAACACATTAGATGTCGAAGGTATTACAGCTAAAATCTTTGTAGCAAATGATAACATTCTAAAGCTATTAGCCGCAGATTACAATGTTAAAGTATACGAACCATTTGAGATGTTCGGCAATGAAGAAAGACTGTTCTACTTCAGTAAGGATAAAGTAACTATCCATGTAAAAAGCCAAATGAAGTACAGAAGAGAAACCCATTTAATTGAATACTAATGAGAGAGATAAACTACGGAAAAGTACTGGAGAAATCCATTAAGAAGAAAGGCATCAGTAAGAAAGCAATATCAATGATGCTTAACATTAGCAGAAGTACATTGTATTCGAGACTTAAGGATGGTGAGTTTACATTCTGTCAAATGATGACTTTAAGAGAGGAGAACCTAATATGAGTTACGATGACTGGAAGTTAGATACACCTACCGAGAATGATACGAAATGTCATGAATGCGGAAAAGAATGTTGCCAATGGGATTTGCACATTTTAATGATAAACCTAAAAGCAATCGATGTATGTTCAGATTGTTTAGATAAACTAACGATAAATGACTAAAATAACACAAGCAAATTCACAGCAACAGGTATACGATTGCTATCTTAAAGGCATGACACCTGAAACAACAGCAAAGCATCTCAAGTTATCGTATAAGTATGTAAAGAATAAGTATGAGGACTTTACTATTCATTCAGCTACTCTCAGAGGAAACGATAAGGCAGAACGGATTGCTCAAAGTTATTTAATAGAAAGAGATTTATTAGAAACTATTAAGAATGATCCTACAGATAGCACGATTGACAATAAGGCATTCATCTGTTCAACTTTTTGTGCATGAAGAAAGACCTCCAGTGGTTACTACTTGTAATCTTAATTACCATGATCTATGCAGGAAGTTACATCAACAAAAGCAAAGAATCAGCAGAACAGATCAAAGCAGTAAAGATTGAGTATGTTTTAAAGTATCAGCAGTATTGCGATTCAGTTACCATCTTTTGTATTAACGAATATGATATTGTAGGAAGATGCAAGAAATGATCGCACAACTAAAGGAAATACAAAAGACATTTCCGAATGCTCACATCCGGTATAATGCCGAAACAGATTCACACTTTATCTCTTATTTTAGTGTAGAATATTACAGTTCATTATTTATTAATTAATTTAAAAACAAAAACTATGAATTACGAAGATTTTATTAAAAACAAAAAACATTCAATAGGTAACTTTGGATTTGAAGCAAATTACATTCCTGATATTGCTTTTGATTTTCAAAAATACATAATTGATAAAGCTATTACAAAGGGTAGAATGGCAATTTTTGCAGATACTGGATTAGGTAAAACTTTAATTCAGTTATCTATTGCTAAAAATATTATTAACCATACTAATAAAAAAGTATTAATTTTAACTCCTTTAGCAGTTGCTTTTCAGTTTATTTTAGAAGCTGAAAAGTTAGGAATAGATGACATTGAATATTCAAAAGATGGTAAGCATACTAAAAAAATTGTTATTTGTAATTATGAGAGGTTACATTATTTTGATAGCAATGATTTTATAGGTGTTATTTTAGATGAAAGTTCAATACTTAAAAATTTTGATGGCAAAATTAAAGGTCAGGTTACTGCATTTGTTAAAAAAATTCCTTACAGGTATCTATCTACTGCAACACCTTCCCCTAATGACTTTATAGAATTAGGAACAAGTTCTGAAGCGTTAGGATATATGGGTTACATGGATATGTTAGGTAAGTTCTTTAAAAACAATCAAAATTCAGTTGATTCTACAAATAGAAATATAGGAGAGAAATTTTATTTAAAACCACACGCTGAAAAGGATTTTTTTGCATGGGTAAATCAATGGTCAATTATGGTTAAAATGCCGAGCGATTTAGGATTTAGTAATGATCGTTATAATTTACCTAAATTAATAGTAAATAAACATATTATTGAAAATCAATCAATGTTTGATATAAATGGACAGACTACTATGTTTGTTCCAATTGCTAAAAGTATGACCGAAGTTAGATTAGAACAAAAACAAACAGAGGATAAAAGATGTGAAAAAGCTATTGAATTAGCAAGTGGAAAGACTTCTGTTTATTGGTGTAATACAAATAATGAAAGTACTATTTTAAAACATTCTGATAAATATGCTGTCGAAATAATAGGAAGTCAATCTATTGAACGCAAAGAGGAAATACTTTTAGCATTTGCAAAAGGTGATATTAAAAGAATTATCACAAAAGCAAAGATGACTTCAATGGGATTAAATTGGCAACATTGTAATCATTCAGTATTTTTCCCTACATGGAGTTACGAACAATACTATCAATCTATAAGAAGGTTTTGGAGGTTTGGACAAAAAAATGATGTTACAATTGATATGGTAATTTCAGATGGACAAACAAGAGTATTAGAAGCTCTACAACAAAAAACAAAAAAAGCAATTGAATTACATGAAAACTTAACAAAAAATGTAAACAGTTCTTTTATTAATAATACAAAAGAATTTAATAAAGAATTAATTAAACCTAAATTTATAAACTAAAAAAAATGGAAAACAAAGTAAAAGACCAAACGGTTACAGAAAATTACGCAATCTATAATAGTGATTGTATGTTAGTAATGCCAACATTGAAAGATGAAAGTATTGATTTATCAGTTTATAGTCCTCCTTTTGCAGGTCTTTATAACTATTCAAGTTCAGAAAATGACTTTTCTAATTGTGAAAGTAAAGAGCAGTTTTTAGATCAATATGAATTTTTAATAAAAGAAATTGCAAGGGTAACTAAACCTGGTAGAATATCTGCTGTTCATTGTACTGATGTATTTGATAATACTTGTAGATTATGGGATTTCCCTAATGAAATAATAAGATTGCATACTAAATATGGATTTGAATATAGAAATCGTATTACTATTTGGAAAGAACCTTTGAAGGTTAGAATGCGTACAATGGTTCAATCTTTAATGCATAAATTTATTGTAGAAGATAGTACAAAATGTTTTACTGCAATGCCTGACTATGTATTAATTTTTACTAAAAAAGGAATAAATGAAGTACCGGTAACTCATCCATTTGGAATAAATCATTATGCAGGAGAAATACCTATTTTACCAAATATTTTAAGGGCATGGAATAATGCTAATGGAACTGAATTTAATGAAGATCAATTATGGAAACATTTAAACATAATTAATGAAGATAATAAAATAACTAAATTAAATCATTATATTTGGCAACGATACGCATCATCTGTATGGGATGATATTAGAATAGATAATGTATTACCATTTAGAGATTCACGTGAAGAAGATGACGAAAAACACGTACATCCATTGCAATTAGATGTTATTGATCGTATTGTTGAATTGTATTCAAATCCTAACGAAGTTGTTTTAACCCCTTTTATGGGTGTAGGTAGCGAGGTTTTTAGTCCTGTTTCAATGGGTCGTAAAGCTATTGGAATTGAATTAAAAGATAGTTATTATAAACAAGCTATTTTAAATATGAAGGAAGCTAACAATAGATTTAAAAAAGAAAACACACAATTAACTATTGATTAATCTAATTATTTAATTACATTTGTCAAAGAATCGCCAAAATGAAATCTAAACTAACTAACTACCCCTTTTTGATATTGCAGTTCTTGGCGGTTCGGCTTTATTAATTAGGGGTTTATATTTTTAAAAACTATGGAAAAACAACTAACACATTGGAAAAAATTACAGAATCCGTTATACTTAGGATCGTATGACTTTCAACCTGGCGAGGAACGTATCGTAACAGTTAAAGATGTAAAACGAGAAATGGTTAAAGGTCAGGAAGGAACTGAAGAACATACCATCGTTCACTTTACTGAAGGTTACAAACCGATGATCATGAATGCCACCAACAGTAAAATGCTGACTAATCTTAGCGGATCTCCTTATGTAGAGAAATGGATTG